GAATAACCAATAACCTTGAATCCCTGTAAGCTCGCTATAGGCGGGCTTGTGGTGGTAGTACAGATTGATAAATTCAGATTGATAACTTTACTTAATAGAGGAAATAAAACAATGAATAAATGCCATTTAGATTATAAGGTACAGGATGAACTAGGTTATGAATTTTATCGCGCTAATAGTTCCTATTATGGGAATCCTCGCTATGTAATCCACTTCTTAGCCTTCCATAGTGATTATGATGAAGCCCTTAAACTAGCAAAAACATTAAAATTTAAACGCTATACAGGTGGAGATTTTGGCGGGGGCTTTGTTGTTGAAAGCTATAACCTAGAAAATACAGCCGAACAAATCATCAATCTTAGGGGGTGAATCATGAAACTACAAATCACGATTAATTGCGATAATGACGCATTTTCAGGTGATAATCTGGGCTTTGAAATTGCCCGAATACTTACAAATTACGCTAATTCAATTCAAGGGATTAGCCACGATCACCCCGAACGATATTTATTAAGCCCTGATAGATTAAGGGATATTAACGGAAATATTGTCGGCAATATCAAAGAAAATTAATTTACTTAAATAGGAGATAACAAGATGGGAATAATAGCGAATATTTATAGAATCAGTAATTACCCAGATTGCAGCAACGACGGAATCAGTAATAACTTTGAAGAGGTTTGTGTCGTTAACTGCAACGGGCCTTTTGATTTTAACGAAAATCGACCGCCCGTGATCTTGGAAAAAGGTCAATCTTTAATCAAGGGTGAAGAAGGCGTAAAAGCGTATCCTGTAGATATTGAGCACTACAAAAAAACCAAAGAGATTAGACGCTGCAAGAAGGGCGGCTATATGTTTGGAGGAACTTATATTGGTTGCTCAGATTCTAGGTTTTGTAAAAAAGTATCTGAAATACTAGGAAGGCAAGTATACGGTCAATTAATCGCCCTACACGATAGAACCGAACCCTACGAACCCTATCAAGGGTAAAACCCGAATTGTTAAATAACTAGCACCCTGTCAAATTGGCAGGGTGTGTAAGGGTGTTTTACACCCTAAATAACTGTTTTTATTATATAACTTTAGGAGTTTATTAGCTATGCACGATTTTAAGAACCTTAACCAACATGATCCACACAACAAGCTCCGGTGGGCTGATGAACCAAAGTTACCCTGGTGGGTGCTAGGTTTAAAAATAGTTGGATTTGTAGCGGGTAGCATAGGCGCGACACTATGCTTTTATTATTTAACTGTGATTCTTTTCTTGATGGGGTGAACTATGACTAAATCAGAATTTCAGCTTGAATCGTGGCGAATGACTAAACAATGGCGCGAGTATCGAAGGGCTAAACAAGAGCGCAGGGAACGCGCAAGGGCTAAAAAGCTACAGAGAGATCATGCTGATGCTTTCGGCTATTACATAAAGGACGAAGAGAAGTTTGACGATTGGCTATTGAAAGAACTAGGGCTATAAAAAGAAAAGCCCCTCAATAGAGGGGCGTTTTCGAGAGTGGAAACCCTATTGAACCACAGGTGAGAATATGGTTAGATAGGCTTATCGGATATGCAGTTTACCAAGCTGCTTTACAACTGATACAGGGATAACGGAAAACTACCAGTCATAAATAAACCGACTGCGCCAATTTTCCCCTTATCTTATGTGTCATGTCAAGTAACTTGCTGTCTGTTTACGGTGTTTGTAAAGTCTTGACCGTCAAAAAAATGACAAGGCTCATGTCGTACAGCGACTTAAAACCTGGAACTTGTATTATCACCCGCCTTGAGGGGAGCGTTTACTACTAGCCAGATTTAGTCAGTAAAGCAAAGCAATTAGCGGACACATTTGAGGGGGCTTATGGTTGAGCCATTCAGGGATTGATAAATCGACTTTGCCAATAGGTGATAATGCAAACAAGGCTAATATTTAAGACGAGGTGTCCCTAACCCTCTAATGATATTCTATGGATTTAATATTTTTTACTACTACTTACACTTTAAATATTAAAGGTATTGGAAATTAGCCGATAAAATAGTTGATTTAATGATAAAGATAGATTAAGTTCAATTTTAATTTACTTAGTAAGGAGAATGATATGTCAGATAATGACTTTCCCGCACCACCAAAACTACCAATATTGACCCTTAAAGACATTATTAGGATGTACCCAAGAGAATTATGGGCAGCAGAGCCTAATGATGAAGGTTATGTTAAACAAGCCCCTGATTGGATTCTAACTGAAGCAGTCGAAGCCCTATCCCATATCGATTCTACTGAAGACAGAAACGAGTTTGTCTACGAATCGCTAGCAATATCAGGCGATTGGGGTGATTTTGCTAGTTTATTGCTGCGACATTGCAAGGAAAACCCAGAAAGTGAACTGGCACAATTCTGGGATAAGTGGTCAAAGCATAGGGTACAAGCCATGATTGAGCTATCTGAGGAAGATTATACAGTCAGTCAGGCGTACAAAGAATGTCAGGAAGATTGGCAAGCTAACGAATTTGAAATCATTGAAATTGAAAATTACTTAAACAGGAAAGGTGAATAACATGGCAAAACAAGACAGCACACTAAGTTTTAACGATTACTCAACTGACGTGAATGAGTCACAGATGGTGATTGATTTACTGTTAAATCCTCACATAGCACAAGAACCCCAATATGCTGCCCTTTTGGAGCTTATTAGAAAGCGTACAGAAGGCTCAAGGGTATATGCGGTAACTATCCACCTAAAAGACGAAATAACCCTTGATAAGCCCTCTGAAGGCGCAGAAGGGGGTGAATCATGAAAACCTATCAAGTAAAAGATATTGAAACCGGAAAAATTTATAGTTGGACTTTGAGCCAAGTGCTTGAAGAAATTAATCGTGATCGATCAGAAAATTGGACTGCATACAATGAATCTGACTGGCGAGAGGGGTGGGATGAATTTGTAGAAGGTGATGTCTATATGATGTCAACAGGGGGTGAATCATGAATGAAGCAAAAGAAATATGGGAAAAACTATCGGCAATCAACTGCAACGAACATAAAGAAGAAAAAGGCAAGTTTCATTATCTGCCTTGGAATTGGGCTTGGTCAATTTTGATGGAGCATTACCCCGAAGCCGAATTCAAGCAATTACCTGATGTTGTGCATACCGATCAATCGGTTACTGTAAATACGGAAATCACCATAGGCAATATTACTCGGCCTATGTGGCTTGCTGTGACTGACTTTAAATACAACGGTATTCAAAACCCTAGTTGTGACGAGATTAGTGACACTCGGATGCGCTGTTTCACAAAGAATATGGCTATGTTTGGGCTTGGATATTATATCTACCAGGGTGAAGGATTACCCAGAGAAAAGCTCAAATACATTTCCCCCGACCAGTTGAAAGAACTTACTGAGTTAATGATTGAGACAAAATCAAACAAAGTGAAGTTTTGTGAGCTTTTCAACATTGACAGTGTGGACAAATTACCAACACAGAAATATGACGAAGCCATACATAAACTAAATGTCAAGTTGGAGCAAAACAAATGAGCATATACAAAGACTATGACGATACCCCTGCTTATAAGTTAGTGCGTAAAGAAGCACCGCAAACCAGTAAAGACGCAGCCAATGAAGTATCAAGCGGTAAAATGCTTGCTTTAGTTTATGAGGAAGTCTTGAAGTCCGGTATCAAGGGTATCACCACAAAAGAAATTCGGACTATGTACCCACACTTACCTTACAGCAGTATTACCGCTAGACCTGCTCAGTTAGAGGAACAGGGAGATATATTTTATCAAGGTGACAAGCGTGATAGATGCCGTGTTATGAGGGCATCAAAGTTTAAGGGTCAGGGGGTGCTGCTATGACTTACCCCTTTCGAGTTGTTGATTGTGGTGGTCAGGGTACTCAGGAATGGATTGACGCTAGGCTAGGCATACCCAGTGCTAGTAACTATTCAAAGCTGATTACCACCAAGGGCAAGCGTAGTGCGTCATTTGACGGCTATTGTATGGGTTTGGCCGCCGAAGTGCTTACAGGCAAGCCTTATTCATGGCATAAGTCAGAACTGACTATAACCAGTTCGTCACCCTACAGCCCTGATACAGCTATCGACCCCAACGAATTAGATGCTTTGGATTGGGGAACTTATTACGAACCCGAAGCTAGGGCTTATTACAGCCTTCTGACGGACACAGACGTTGTACAGGTAGATTTCTGCAAACATCCTAATCTTGAAGCAGGGTGCAGTCCTGACGGCCTTATAGACGTTAATCAAGAGGGAATGTTAGGGGGATTAGAAATTAAGTGTCCCAAGAACCCACAAATCCACATGGAATATTATAAATCTGGGGAGATACCCACAAAGTACATTCAGCAGGTGCAGGGGTGTATGTGGATAACTGGCAGGGGATTTTGGGACTTCATGTCCTATCACCCCAAGCTGAAGCCCTTTATATGCAGGGTTTACAGGAATGACGATCTAATTACGGCTATCACTGAGGGAGTCCTCGAAGCGGTGCAGTTGATAGAACAATATGTGAATGAATTTAAATTTGAAGGAGTAACCTAATGCAAGGCGTAAATAACGCTATGATTATCGGGAATTGTGTAAACGACCCTGAAATCAAGCAAATACAGAAGAAAGACGGGGGTTCCCTATCGGTTGCTAACTTTTCAGTGGCTACCAATAAGGAATACAAAGGCAAGAAAACGACCACTTATCACCAGTGCGTCATGTTTGGCAGCGTAGTGGATAACTTTATCGCTGACTATGTAAGCAAAGGCTCATTGTTATATTGCGAAGGTGAGATACAGACTAGCGAGTATGAGAAAGAGTTTGATTGCGGTCAGAAGCATAAGGTAAAGGCTACGCAGATCAAGGTAAACAACCTTCAAAAGCTAGACGATAAGATT